TGTCGCTGCTGTTCCAGCGCGACAACCCCAGCGGGCATCCGAAGCTCGACCATCTACACCAATACCGCCGCGGCCGGGAGACGTTCCTGGCCGGCGGCTGGGATGGGATGCTGGTGGTGGAGTCGGACATCGTGCCGCCGGCGGACACTTTGCGCCGCCTGGCGGCGCTGGATGCGGATGTGGCCTATGGCTGCTACCTGTTCCGCTCCAGAAGTCCGGTGGTGAACGTTTCCAAGCGCTATCCCGGCCCATCGGTGAATGTGGGTCCGAGCCTGATGGCTGAGCCGGGTCTGTGGATGTCTGCCTGCCGGCAGGGGATTGTCGAATGCTCGGGCTCAGGCATGGGCTGCGTGCTCATCAAGCGCCATGTGCTGGAGTCGATTGGTTTTCGGCTGGCACATGAGAATGGGCAGGATCCTGTTCACTGCGATTTTTACTGGACGCAGGACGTCCACCGCGCCGGCTACTCGATGAAAGCCGACACGGGCGTGCTTTGCGAGCACATCGATGCCGACGGGAGCGTGATGAAGTTTGTGGTTGTTGATGACGGCCCCGATTATGAACGGCCATGGGCCCGGGCGCATGTGCAAAGGAGACAAACCATGAAGGTAATAGCGGTCAAATCGTTTTTTGCGGTCGTCGAGGGCGCGCGCCGGCGGGTCGACCAGGGCGATGAATTTGAGCTACCCGACAACGTGGACTGGCTCCAGGCGGGCTTTGTCAAGCCGCTTACGGGCCCCACCGAGCGGGCGGTCAGGCCTGCGGGTCAAAAGGCGGTATCCCAGGCCGGTCTTTTTGATCTGGTCGGTCAAGCCGCCGCAGCTCTGGCCGAGGCCGGCTATGAGACGGTTGAGGCGGCCCGCCAGGCGATCGATGCCGGCGAGGACCTGACGCAGATCGCCGGCGTGGGGCCGGCGACAGTAAAAAAGCTCAAGGGTAAGGGTAGGAAATGAATCTCAGACCGGTCCTGGTCACGGCGCCGGCGGTAGAGCCGGTCACCCTTGCCGAGGCCAAGGCGCATTTGCGGGTCGACATCTCTAACGACGATGCGCTGATCACGGCGCAGATCGTCGCCGCGCGCAACATGGCCGAGGCGATCACGCATCGGGCATTTGTGACCCAGACCTGGGATCTGTACCTGGACTCCTGGCCCTCCCGGGCGCTCCAGCTCCCGTTTCCGCCGCTGCAGTCGGTGACGAGCGTCAAATACTACTCCGATTCCGCCGCAGAACAAACCCTGACAGGCTCCAATTACCAGGTGGACATTGCCAGCGAGCCGGGCCGGTTGATCCTCATATCCGGTTCGAGCTGGCCGGGGGACAGCCTGCGGGACGCCAACGGCGTGATCGTGCGCTTTGTCGCCGGCTACGGGCTTGCTGCGGCCGTGCCGCAGATCTTCAAGCAGGCGATTCTGCTGATCGTGGGCCAGTTTTATGAGAACCGCGAGAATGCCATGCCGATGCGCCTGGCCGAGGCTCCGATGGCGGCCATGGCGCTACTCTGGCAGGACCGGGTTTTCTGATGCAGGCCGGGGAGCTGCGCCACCGAGTGACGATCCAGTCCAAGGTGGTTACGCAAAACACCTACGGCGAGGAAGAGCTCGCCTGGTCGGACGTGGCCACCGGTTGGGCGGCTGTGGAGCCGCTGGCAGGGCGGGAGTATCTGGAGGCCAAGCAAGTCCAGGCGGATGTGACGACCCGCATCCGCATGCGCTACCGGGGCTCGATCCGGCCCGAGATGCGGGCGGTTTGGGGCAGCCACATCTACGACATTCTGGAGGTGATCCAGCCTGACGGACGGCCGATTGCCTTGCATCTGATGTGCCGGGAGATGCTCTAATGGCCAAGATGAAAATTTCCGTGGACTTCAAGGGCGACAAAGAGCTTATCGCCGCCCTGCGCTCCATGGGCACGAAAGTTTCCGCCACGCTGGTGGATGCAGCCGAAGCCGGGGCCGAGGTGATCCGCTCAGACGCCGCCGGTCGGGCGCCAGGCCCGCATGTGACGATGCAGGTGACCCGGCGCGACGCCAAAAGGGTGCAGGTGGATATCGGGCCCGATCGGGACCACTGGTATTACCAGTTCGCCGAGACCGGCTCCAGCCCGCACCGCATCAAGCCCAACGCCAAGCAGGCGCTGCGGTTTTTTGCCGAAGGCCAAGGGGTGATCGTGCGCGGCGTGAAGCATCCCGGGCACTCGGCAAAACCCTTCCTGCGCCCGGCGGCCGATGAAAACAAGGAACGGGCCTCAAGTGAGGTGGGCCGGGTGATCAAGAATCGGGCCCTGCCGTGACCCCAAAAGAGCATTGGGGTGCGTCGCCCCCTGACGGGGATCTCCGACGATGAGTGTGATCGAAGAGGCGGTCTACACCCACCTGAAGACGGACGCCAACGTTGCGGCTCTGGTGGGCACCCGCATTTACCCGTTGGTGGCGCCGCAGGATGCGGCTTATCCGCTCCTGGTTTACCAGCGGATCTCGACGCCCCGGGTGCGATCGCACAGCGGTCCTTCGGGTCTGGCCTATCCCCGGATCCAGATCACCTGTGCGGCCGATCAGTACGACGTGACCAGGAGCCTGGCCAATACGGTGCGGGCTTCGATGGACGGGTTCAAGGGCTTGCTGGGGTCGCTCGTGGATGTGGGGGCGGTGTTTGCCGAAAACGAGATCGACGAATACGAGGACCAGTCAAAGGCCTTCACCATCCGGCTCGACATGGTGATCTGGCACAAGGAGACGTAATGGCCAAGAGCAAAAAGCAGGATGAACAGTTTCCTTCCCAGGCGAATCCCGACCCCAATTCAGACCCCGTGCCTAAGTCTGAACTGCCTTACGAGGTTGGTCAGTGGAAGGGTCGAGAAAAGCTGAGCTGCAAGGAATGCGCTTGGGACACGCTGCGCGGCGCCGAGGTGATGCTGCAGCACATCAACGAGACTCATCGCGTGCGTTCGCCGCGGGTTGTAATCGTCCCGGCATACTCGGCTTGGGGCAGACCGATTGAGATCAACCAGGCTGAAAAAAGCGAAAAAGCCGGTGAAAAATCATCCGACGTTACAGAAGATAGTGCCCCAGGCTCAAGGCCCGGGACTGTAGAGGAGGCATAAACATGGCGGCATCGGAAGCCATTTCATCCTTCGGGACGCTGCTCAAGATCGGGGATGGCGGCGGCACCGAGAGTTTCACAACCATCGCCGAGGTGCGGGACATCTCGGGACCGGGCTTTGAGCAGGGGACCGAGGAGGTCACGCATCACACTTCCCCGGGTCGCTGGAAGGAGCGCATTGCCACGCTGCTGGACGCCGGCGAGGTGACCTTTGAGCTCAATTTCCTGCCGGCGGAGACCACGCACAGCTATTCGTCGGGGCTCCTGGAAGATATGGTCAACGGCACCAAGCGTAACTTCCAGCTTGTATTCCCGGACACGGGGGCGACGACGTGGACTTTTCCGGCGATCGTGGCCAATTTTGAGCCAACCGCGCCGGTCGAGGGCAAGTTGACGGCGGATGTGACGCTCGAGATTTCCGGCGCGCCGACCCTGGCCTGACATCTGGGAGGTTTCTATGAGCAAGCTACTCTCTCGAGAACAGATACTCGAGGCGCAGGATATCAAGGCCGAACGGCTCGAGGTCCCGGAATGGGGCGGCGAGGTGATGGTGCGCTCGATGACCGGCTCCGAACGCGATCAGTTCGAGCAAACGATCCTGACCAAGCGCGGCCGAGATTACGACGTGAACATGCGCAACCTGCGTGCCAAGCTGGCGGCCTGGACGGTCGTGGACGAGGCCGGTGCGCGCATTTTCAGCGAAGAGGATGTGCTGGCGCTTTCGGAGAAGTCCGCCGGCGCGCTGCAGCGCATTTTTAACGTGGCCTCCAGGCTCTCCGGGATCAGCCCCGAAGACGTGGAGGAGCTGGCAAAAAACTCAGGCAGCGCCCCGAACGGCGCTTCTGGTTCAGATTAGCGCTGGCGCTCGGGTTTCCGGTCGCCGAGCTGCAGCGGCGGGTTTCAAGCCGCGAGTTCGCCGAGTGGATGGCCTATTACGAGCTGGAGCCGTTCGGGGAGGATCGCGCCGATCTGCGGTCCGGGATCGTGGCTTCCACGATCGCCAACGTGAACAGAAATCCGAAAAAGAGACGCAAAGCGTTCACGGCCAGCGAGTTTATGCCTGATTTCGAAAAGGAGCGGGCGCCGGCGTCCCCGGAAACGCTGCTTGCGAAGGTGGAAATGTTGAATGCTGCATTTGGCGGCAGGGATCTGCGCAAAAAGAGGTGACGATGCCCCAATACCCCCAATACACGGTCGAACTGAAATGGCGCCCGGGCAGGCGGTTGTTTTGGCTGCTGGCCAGGTGGCATTTCAGGGCGCTTATAGCCCTGGTTCACCTGGGCCTGATGCACCCGGCGGATGCCATGCAACACGCGACGGACTTCATTGAGAGACGCATGAAGGTCGAGGTCCACTGATGGCGACGCTCGCCAGCCTAATCGTGAGTCTGATGTTGGATTCGGCCAAGTTCAATCAGGAGCTTGAGCAGTCCGCCGGCAAGCTCGAGCAGCTTGGCGGGCGGATGCAGTCCGTTGGGACCAGTATGGCCAAGACCGGCGGGATGCTGACCGCCGGCGTGACCTTGCCGATCGTCGCCCTGGGTGCGGTGGCGGTCAATTCAGCATCGGACCTGGAGGAGTCGGCCAACGCCGTCAACGTCGTGTTTGGTGAGGCTGCCCAGACCCTGCACGATTGGGGCACGACGGCTTCCACCTCGATCGGCCTGACGCAGGCCGATTTCAACCAGCTCGGCGCCCAGACCGGGGCGCTCCTGACCAACCTGGGACTGGACCAGGCCCAGGCGGCCGACGAAACAATCGCCCTATCCCAACGCGCGGCGGACATGGCCTCGATCTTCAACACCGACGTGACCGAGTCTCTGTTTGCCATCCAGGCCGGCTTGCGGGGCGAGACCGAGCCCTTGCGGCGCTTCGGCGTGATGCTTTCCGATGCGGCCGTAACGGCCAAGGCGCTGGAGATGGGGCTGGGGGACGCCACCGGCGCGGTTGACGGCAATGCCAAGGCTGCTGCTGCCCTGGAGCTTATTTATGAGCAGACCGACAAACTGGCCGGGGATTTCCAGAACACTTCCGACGGCGTGGCCAATGCGCAGCGAATTGTCAAGGCGCAAGTCACGGACCTGGCAGCCTCCTTCGGCAAGGAGCTGCTCCCGTTGGTGCAGCAGGGCATTGCGTTTTTCCGAGACCTTTTGGACCGTTTCACGGCCCTGGATCCAAAGACACGCAAGATTATTTTGCTCGTCGCCGGCATTGCGGCTGTTGTAGGGCCCGTTCTGGTGGTTGTAGGGGGTTTGATTGCTGCAATTGGGACGGTAATTTCAGTAGCGACGGCCGTAGCGGGCGTGATTTCCGGCCCGGTGCTCCTGGCGATCGCGGCGGTGATCGGGATTATCGCGCTCCTGGCGGCCGCCTGGGCCGGAAACTGGGGCGGGATCCGCGACACGGTGATGCAGATTTGGGAGGGGACGATCAAGCCCGCGCTCGGCCAGCTCATCGCCTGGCTGCAGGTGACGATTCCCCAGGTGCTGCAGTTCCTGGCCAACTTGTGGACCACGACCCTGCTGCCTGCAATCCAGGCCGTGGGCAATTTTATTGCTTCCGTCCTGATCCCCATCCTGGGCGCCATTATTCAGATTATCGGGGCGGTGCTTGGCGCCGTGCTCACGGCGGCGGCCGCATTCTGGCAAAACGTTTTGCTGCCAGCGATCCAGGCAGTGTGGGGATTTATTTCCGGATCCGTAATTCCCTTGTTTGCCGCATTGGCGGACGTGGTTTCGGCCGTGCTGGGCGTGGCGCTCACGGCATTGGCTGGGCTCTGGCAGAACGTTTTGCAACCGGCGTTAGAAACCGTCTGGTCCTTTATTCAGGCAAATGTAATTCCGGTTTTATCTGCAGTCGCTGATGCGATTTCAAATGTGTTGGGGCCTCCCCTGGATTGGCTGGCAAATACCATGCTTGCCGGTCTTCAAGCCACGTTTGAAGGTGTAAGTGATGCGATAGCTAAAGTTGTTGACTGGCTGAAGGAGCTGGCTGCAAAGCTCAAAGTTTTGGAACTACCGGACTTTCTTACGACTGGAAGCCCGACGCCGTTCGAGACCGGCCTGGTAGGGATCGGCAATGCGCTGCGCGATCTTAACCGCACCCAGCTTCCGCAGCTCAGCGCCAATCTGGCTTTTGACGGCGCCGGGCCTGGTGCGGGGTTGGGCGCCGGTGGATTGGGGATCGGAGAAATCAGGGTCGAGGTGTATCCAAGCCCGGGGATGGATGAGGAAATGCTGGCTCGTAAAACCGCGCAACGGATTATGGAAGCGACGCGCAGGGCGATCGCCTCCGGTCAGGGTTTGGGAGGCTCCGGATGACGACGACTCCTGCCTCGCTCAAGTTGGTGAAGGGAAATCGGTCCCTCGAGCTGATCGGAGGGCCCTACACGGTGGGCATGGATTTCCGGCCGCCAACGGTCGAGGAAGAGATCGTGCTGGCTGGGGGAACCTCCGCCAACCGCTACGGAGGCGCGAGCCGGGTCGGATCGAGGGCTAAAAATCGATCTTGGGAATTCGGGCTCAACCTATCCGGGTCCAGCGTTGCCGAATTGGCAAGCCACGCGCGCCAGGTGCAGCTGTTTCTCGACCTGGCTGGCGACGAGTCAGAACCGCTTTACCTCGAGCACCGGGATGATGCCAGCGTGCCGTTTGATCCCTTGTGGGGCCAGTTCGGCGCCGCGCGGCGCTATGAGATCGTGCACGGGAAGCTCGAGCTTTCGGCCCTTTACGGGCTGCCGGAAATGCGGACTCGCTATCTGCCCAACTGCCGGGTTGCGCTCGAGATCCGGCCTTACGCATTGGGCCTGCGCCAGCGGCTGGGCTCTGCGATCGGCGGCGTGCTCGAGGACTGGATCGGGGCCGAGGACGGAGTGAGCCGGGGGCTGATCGTGCCCGAGGCCACGACCAACAAAATGACCAACCCGGTGTTCGGGTACTCGACATGGAACAACGGCTGTACGGCAACCAGCTTGACCGCGGCTGAGAATACGGATGAAACGTTCCTGCTGTTTGGCAAATCCAGCGCAAAGCTCACTGATCCTTCGGGCGCAGGACAGTTCACGCAGTCGATAGACGCCGGGAATACCAACGCGCACGTGCTGAGTTGTTACGTAAAGCTCCCCGATGGCGGCGCAGTCAGCGTAACGCAATGCCAGCTGTATTATGACACGGCAGAGACGACCGAATATCAGTCGGTGGGCGACGGCTGGTATCGGCTCACGGCCGCGGTTACCGGTATCGGAGCGGGAACCGCCACAGGCATTGAAGTCAAAGCCGGAATGACCATCTATGCGGATGGCTTCCAGCTTGAGGAAAAAGCCTACGCCACCCCGCTGGCCTACGGCGACCTGCTGGGCTGCGCCTGGACCGGTACGGCGCACGATTCGACCTCGACGCGCACGGCGGCGCGGGTCAGCGTTGCGACCGTGGACAGCCTGGATGTCGGCGAAGGCACGATCCGGGTAGCCATGAAGATGAACGTCGCCAGCGAAGATTTGAGCGGGTCGCCGGTTGTGTTTGATGATGGCAATTTATCGCTGGTTTATGACACCGCCAACACGCGCTTTGATCTCGCTGACGGCACGAACACGGCTAGCGGCGCAGCGTTTGTGTGGGACCTGGGCGATGTGGTGACGGTTTACTGCACCTATGGCCCCGCTGGCGGTCTGGATTTGTTTGTCGATGGATTGGCGTCCGGGGCTGGTGTCGCAACCTATACGCCGCCGACGCTGGGCACGGCTCTATTTATCGGCACAGACACAAGCGCAGCCAATCACATCAATGCGACCATGCTCGGCTTTGCCACCTTTGCCCGCGCCATGAGCGCCGCCGAGGCCGCCGCCGATTACGCCAACATTGCGGAGGTTGTTGACGCCAGCGGTGCGGCGGGGCGCAGGCTGGAGTGCATCCCGTGGTTGTGGACCAAGGACGGCGATGACATAACGGACAACTGTGACGACAGCACGCGCGATAACTGGATGGTTTCCGGCGGTATTCCGGGATCTGTGCCGGCATTAACAAGATTTGATATTAGAGTGACCAATGCAGCCGTTACGTTCGGCTGGTGGCTGATAAAGACGCTGCAAGATTATGGTAATTTTCGCCTGCCTACGCAAGGCCCACAATACTACAAAGAGGAGAGTGGGACAGCAAGTGCCACAGATAGCGGAGGCGAATACAGGGCTGTTGCTGGGTCCGGGCCAGCGACGACAACAATCACACCGCCGGATCAGAGTTATTTTGACAAAAATGTACATTTTTTCGTCAAGTTAAGCTCGACTGGAGGCAGCGCCACCCTGGTGCCGGAGTGGCGTTCCGGC